GAGACTAAGAAGTATTACAAGTGGGATGAGTTAATGGAATTAAAAAAAGAGAGGGAACAAAATGACACAACATGATGCAGCTGTTGAGAAACAAAGAGAGTTTCTTGAAGCAGAGAAGAGAGCCAAATCTATTTTAGCTATTGACACTAGGTTTAAAGATGGGATATGGACAGTGCAAACTGTAGACTATGCCGATGGTAGAAGGGTGACAGAGTTTAATGACAAGCGTAAGAAAAAAATAGTGGAGAATAGGTATGGCGAAGACGTGGAATAAATCTGTTTACACACCTGCTACTCAAGGTAGAGGTAAGAAGACAAGTCAAGGTAGAGGTAATGTTGCTTTCTCTACCATGAATAAGAATAAGAAAAGCAACTTCAAAAAATATCGAGGGCAAGGTAAATGAAAGAGAAAATGATAACAATTAAAGTTCCTGAGTCTAGACTTAAATGGATTAAGGACGAATACAAACTAGCCAAGTGGGGAGTCAATGGTTTGTTTGAGTATGGTGGCATGGATATCAAAGAAGCACATGCACTAGCAGATATTCTTTGTCATGTTAATGAAGTGTTTCAACTTGAGGATGAGTAATGAATTATATTACCGAAAGGGAACAGTATAGTAGAGAACTAACCAAAGATGAGTATCGTTTTTTTACTCAGTATATAGACAATAATTATGAAGAATTTTATTCTAATAAACTTGGATATGCTGTAGATAAAATAGAAGATAAATTTCGAGTTGTCTTAACAGAAAATTCTATTTTAAATTTTAATGACATTTTTAAATAAAAGGGTTGACAAAAAGATTGTCAGCCTGTATAATTAGTTTCGCAATAAAGCCAAAAACAAGGAGAAAAATATGGCAATACAAGAAGGAGTAGCCTACTGGGCTAATGTAACAACACCCAACACTAAGTTTGAACCTGTGTATACAGTTGATTTAGTAGTAAGTGATGAGGTGGCTAATGACTTTGAAAGTCGTGGATTCAGGGTGAAAACTTTGACAGTCAACGATGAAGTTGTTGGTCGTTCTTTAAATTTCAAGCGTAAAGTAAACGGACCAAATGGAATGGTTCGAAAAGCACCTTTACTTCTTGATACTAATAAAGTTCCATTAGATGAGCTTGTTGGAAACGGATCACGAGTTAAGATTCAATATAATGAGTGGGAAGTTTCAAATAAGTTTGGGGACTTTAAAGGTTTAGACTTTCAAGCTATGCAAGTATTAGACTTAGTTCAGTATAAGTCTAGTGATGGCTCAGAGTTTGAAGCTCTCGAAGGTGGTGAGGAGTTTTAATGATTATTACAATTAATAATGATGAAACTACTACTAACTATGATGTCAATAACATTAGTGATGGTGCAGTAAAGCAAGAAGCAACTGTTATTGTTCAGAAGGTTGGCAACCTTCAGGTAATCATTGAAGCCTTAGACTTTGCGAGTCGTACTCATAGAGCTAACTTGGAAGAGTTGCTCAAAGGTAGAGACGAAGCAATAGTTGAATCTGAAACTGAAGTTGAAGAAGAATCTATCGATAATTCTGAAACTTCGTAATTATCTCCATGCTAGGTGTCTATTTATTTAGATGCCTAGCTTTTTTTTGAGGGTCAAACATGGAACAAAATTTAAAATTTATTAAGTATCATCAGCCCTGTCCAGCTTGTCAGAGTAGTGATGCTTTATCAGTTAATGAGGATGGATCAGCTAAATGTTTTAGTTGTGATGAATTCTTTCCCAAAGGTATAAATAATTCTAGTTATACAAATTCTAATAATATGAAATCAAAAGTAACAGAAACAGTTCGAGAACTCAATGCTCATGGGGGTGTCTTTGCAAAACTTTCAGATAGAAACATTGCTAAAGAAACAGCCGAGAAGTATGGAGTTAAAGTTGTTTATGATAGTGCAGGACAATTAGCTCAACACATCTATCCACTGTATATTAATAATGAATTAACTTCTAATAAAGTTAGATATGTTAGAGATAAGAAGTTTTCCTTTGATGTATCTCCTAATGGAGTAGGGTTATTTGGACAACAACTTTTTAAAGGTGGTGGGAAATACTTAACTATAACCGAAGGGGAGTGCGATGCTATGGCAGCTTACGAACTACTTGGTAGTAAGTGGGCTGTCGTTTCTATCATACGAGGTGCAGCTTCTGCTGTTAAAGATATTAAAGAAAACTTAGAGTACGTAGAAAGTTTTGATAACATTGTTCTTTGTTTTGATAAAGATAAACAAGGACAAGAAGCTGCTAAGAAAGTAGCAACAATACTTAAACCCGGCAAAGCTAAGATCGTAACCCTTCCAAATGGATACAAGGATGCGAATGATATGTTGATGAAGGGTAGTTATCAACAATTTATAAGTGCTTGGTGGGATGCAAAACTTTATACTCCCAGTGGAATAATCAGAGTATCTGAAAAGAAAAAAGAATTTTTAAACAGAGAAAAGAAAGAGAGTGTACCTTATCCTTGGCAAGGGTTAAATGAAAAACTTTATGGCTTAAGACAAGGTGAGCTTGTAACTCTTACAGGGGGTACAGGACTAGGTAAATCTAGTATTACTAGAGAGCTTGAACATTGGCTTGTTAAACAAACACAGGACAACGTAGGTATCATAGCATTAGAAGAAGATTGGAGACGAACAGTTGATGGCGTTCTTTCAATTGAAGCCAATGCTAGATTGTATGTTGATCAAGAACGAGAGAAGTTTGATGAGGATACTTTAATGAATATGTTTGATAAAATATTTTCAAATGATAAAGTATTTATTCATGCTCATTTCGGAACAAATGAAATTGATGATATCTTTGCAAAATTAAGATACTTAATTGTTGGTTGTGATTGTAAGTGGGTGGTCGTAGATCATTTACATATGTTGGTTAGTGCCCTCGCAGAAGGAGATGAGAGACGGTCTATTGATAATATTATGACTAGACTTAGAAGTTTAGTTGAAGAGACAGGTGCAGGGTTAATTCTTGTATCACATCTTAGACGTGTCGATGGTAACAAAGGACACGAGAATGGTATTGAAGTAAGTCTCTCACATCTTCGGGGCTCTAATAGCATTGGTCAGTTATCTGATTGTGTTATTGCATTAGAACGAAACCAACAATCAGACGACCCTGAAGAAGCTAGGACTACAAAATTACGTGTACTTAAATCAAGATACACAGGTGATGTAGGGATGGCTACTTCTTTAATTTATGATAAAGAAACAGGTAGATTATCTGAACATTTTGATACTGAGTTTAACTCAGAGGAAGATAGCTTAACTGCTTTTTAGGAGAATATAATGGAATTAGTTTTTGATATTGAAACAAACGGATTGCTTTGGGAATTTACTACTAAAAATATAGAAACAGGAGAGATGGAATTACACCCACCTGCTACTAAAATTTGGTGTATTGTAGCAATAGATCAAGCTGATAATGTTTATTCTTTTAATTCAAGTCAAATAGACGAGGGCATTGAGTTTTTAAAATCAGCCGATACATTAGTTGGACACAACATTATTGGTTTTGATATTCCTGCTATAGAAAAACTAAAGCATGTATCCCTCTATAAACATGCTAATATTCTTGATACCTTGACCCTATCAAGATTACTCCACCCAACACGAGAAGGTGGTCATAGTTTAGAAAAGTGGGGGTGGAAACTCAATTGTCCTAAGTCTAAGTCTCCTAACTTTACAGAGTTTAGTCAGGAAATGCTAGACTATTGTATTCAAGATGTTCGTTTGAATAAAAAAGTTTTAGAAAAACTTAGAGCAGACGGAAGAGGTTTCTCAAAACAATCTATTGAATTAGAACACCAAACTTGTAAAGTGTTACAAGATCAACAGATGAATGGATTTTTATTTGATGAAAAGAATGCTACTCTTCTTCTTAGTTCTTTAAACAAACGAAAGAAAGAGGTTGTACACGAAGTGCATAATACTTTTAAACCTAAGTGGGTTGATGTCAAAAAGGTTATACCTAAACTTAAAAAAGATGGGCATCTTTCTAAATCAGGACTCACAAAACTTGAGTATGAAGAAAGAGTTGAGTCAAAAAACATAACTCCTTTTATGAGAAAAGAATTGCAAGAGTTTAATCTTGGAAGCCGCAAACAAATTGGTGAGTATTTAATAGACTTTGGATGGAAGCCTAAAAGATTTACACCTACAGGACAACCTATTGTAGATGAAGGGACTCTCAATAAAATTTCTCACATTAAAGAAGCTCAATTAATTGCAGAGTTTTTATTACTCCAAAAACGGGCTGCCCAAGTAGAGTCTTGGATTGATGCTGTTAAAGATGATGGTAGAGTTCATGGTTCAGTTATTTCAACGGGAGCTATTACAGGGAGAATGGCACACCGAAGCCCAAACATGGCTCAAGTTCCTGCTGTGTACAGCCCTTATGGTAAAGAATGTAGATCGTGCTGGATTGTAGCTGAAGGTAATAAGCTTGTAGGTGTAGATGCAAGTGGTTTAGAATTAAGAATGTTAGCACACTACATGAACGATAAGGAATATATAAATGAAGTTATTAATGGAGATGTACACACAGCAAATCAAATTGCTGCTGGTCTGGAAACAAGAGATACAGCGAAGACTTTTATCTATGCTTTCATCTATGGAGCAGGGTCAAAAAAAATCGGAAGTATCATTGGAGGTTCGGAAAGAGATGGCGAAAGAGTTAAAGAAAAGTTTTTACGAGCAACACCAAGTCTTAGAAGCTTACGAGAAAAAGTGGATGGAATTACTAAGTCTAACAGAAGATGGCTCAAAGGACTTGATGGAAGAAAAATCATCATCAGACACCCCCACGCAGCC